CCAGTTTGTTTATTAATAACAGGATACGTTGCCAAATTTAATCCTCCATTTTATATGTCAATATTTATTCGATAGTGATAGAAGGGGGATCAATACATTCTGAACATCCTTCACGAGTCCAACCAAGTGCTTCAGATACCGCAGGGAACTGACAGGTAAAGATACAACGTACCAGTTCAGCAATCTCCATATGTTCCTTCTGTGTACCGTGTGCTGAACGCAAATCAATGTAGTGGATCCAAGAACGCACAGAGCCTGTCATATAGAGGCGTGTAGGGGTCGCTAGAGGCAGTACGAACCTGGCACACTCCTTTGCCACTCCAGCGTCTAGAAGGCGCTTGTAGATGCGTAAAGATTGCTCAAAATGAACACGAATGTCCTCACTCAAAACTAGGTTGAGATATGCGGGAATGTCATCAATACTATTCTGACGATTCTTATCATCCTGACGACGAAGTTCAGGAAGAGGAATTGATTTACCAAGAAGAGTACTGTCAGCATAACGCTGCGAAAATTCTTGATATGTAAAACTTCTATGGCGAAGAATCTGGGCTGCAATACCACGAGTAGTATTAATCTCTACAGTCATTGTTGCTTGCTCAAAGATGCTCCAGTGTTGATGCTGGATACAATACTTTAGAAGTCCAGAGAACTTTTCATTCTCTTGATTAGCAGGATTACTTACCCGAGCACAATATGCCATGTGCTTCTCTGCATCGGGTGTAACACTGATGAGTTTTACTTCTGGTTTCATATACTCAAACTCATCAATCTGGGTATCCATCGTCATCTCCGTCATAAAATACTTCGTCGTAATCAGCAATGTGTCGTGAAATCTCTTCGTAGTTCATCTTATACGAATCTACATCAGAATAAACTTCTGACTTTAGACATTCTACCAGAGACTCAAGGTTTTTGACAATCAGCTTAAGCTTTTCTCTATCCATCTTTATCAACCTCAACAAAGGTATTATACACAAAAAAAGAGGGGTCGTCAAGACCCCTCTGATTTAAACATTTCTTCAAACCATTCCACAAGATGAATGCGATAACAAGACCAATAACGACATCCACGATATGTTAAAAGATAACAAGCTGGACCTCTACTGTCCTTGTCAGCATCATCATAGTGATAATGGTAATTTTCCATTACTTATTCAGCAATAGAACTTCAAAATAAATTAGATAAATGAATGCTGTTGATGCGCCCATAATAGCCGCAATCATAGCAATCACTTACCTGCTCCTGCGTTTGCAAGCAGTGCTTGATGACGACGTTGCTCTTTCTGCTTTTGCTCTTTAATGAGTTGAAGCACATTGAGTTTCTTCATCACTTATGTCCCTCCTTTACAAAACGAACACCGCGATAGTTTTCGTTGTACTGTTGGGGTTGCTGTGCCATTTGCTGTTGATACTCCAGACGCTTCTGGGTATCATACTCGATGCCACGATATACTACTTTAGACATTAGGTTTTCTCCTTAGTTTTTTAGGTTAAAGAGCGTTCCTTCAGTCGGCTTTTGCGTTCGCTATTTGCGAATAGCGAATGAACGATCCGTTCCGAGTCGGCTTACTTCCGTCCCATAGGGATGAACGTGAGGTCATTATAGACCTATTCATCCTATATAGCAATTTTCTTTTGTAATTTGTGATACAATTTTATACAATCTTAATCTTTGTTCTTCCTATCGTACTGATGCCACTTACACCATCCATCAGGTGATATCTTACCACTCACTGCTGTACAAGCATTTGGTGGTCTCCACATATTACAATTGGAGCACTTTTCGTTACCTTTTGGTTCGTTAATATAACCCGCAGTCTTCTTTGAAGACTTTTCTTCTTCGGATAAAAAATCTTTAAAACTTTTCATCAGTCTCTTTGTCTCCAATCTTCTGGTTTATCTCCAGTGAAGAAATCAATAATATCATCAGCACCATTAAACCCTGTTCTATGATTTGAGGGATCGGGATCTCCCAAGTCAAGAGCATTCATAAATCCATCTAGACTATCTTCAGTCATATCAGGATTAGCAGCACGGCGTCTTGCTTGTCTTAAAATAGTAGCAGCAGAGCGATTGGACTTTGCCAACTTCTCTGCCCATATCATATCACTTAACTCTACGGATTCGCCTTTTACAATACGCTCACAGATTGCTTCAAGGCGCAAACGATATTGAGTAGAGAGCATAGTCTTCTCCAGATATAGTGTATTTATCTAACGCTCAATGTAACTGAGTGTGTGTTCTGTAGCATAAAGTTGTTGAATGATGATATCACAACCAATCTTAGGGTTACAATCACCACAAGTATAAACGTCTACAGCAGCCTTACCTTCCTCAGGCCAAGTGTGAATACTAATGTGACTTTCTGAAAGCAAACAGACTACAGTAACTCCTTGTGGTTCAAACTTCTTTGAGATGGTTTGAACCACAGTAGCACCACTAGCAACTGCTGCATTCTCTAGTAGGTCCACAAGACAACGCTCGTCGTCCAAAAGGACAAACGAGCATCCATACAGATTAAGAAGATAATGCTTTCCCATTATTCAATTGCTTCGGGGTCTATCCCATATTCGTTGAGTAGTTTATCTATCTTTGTTTGTTGACCCGAAAGTTTTTCAATTTCAAAAATAGATGATTTTTGATACTTTTTAATTTTTTTATATTCTTTGATCAATTTATTAACTTCTCTATTTTTAATATAAAGACGAAACTCTTTATCGTCAGCGGATTTAGCAAAACCCTTAAAACCTTCACTCATCTCTTTTTCTTTTTCTCAGGTTGTTTATATCCCCAAAGTTTAGGGTTCACTCTACCATATCCAAAATCAATTTTTTGAACTGCTCCTGGACCATACTTATCATAATACATGTCAAATAGATTTACTCTTTTTGTACATCGAGTCAAATCAATATGAGTTTCACCATCGGCAATATACCAAATTAAGTATGCGTCACTTGGAAATGAAGAATCTTTTGCTTTAGTGAGAGTTGTTTTTTCTAGAAGAATTTCACATCCATATTCATGTGGCAGAACAAGTTTTTGATTTTCTGAGTATTCTGCCATTTTTACATCTTCTCCAACAACTACTGTCATGAGCGACCACCCCACTGAATGTCGGGATATGCCTCTTTAACATTTTCCAAACTTATTTTGTATTTATTGTTCAAAATTTTATCTTTTGTAAGAATTAATACTTCTGCTTCTCTTGGATGTAAACCTTGAAGTAAATTAATGAACATCATCTCACGACGAATCGTGCTCAGCGTATTATTTCCACCTTTAACATAATGATATAGATTTTGATACTCTCTGCGAAGAGAAGTGCGACCCCTACCATTTAAGTCTTGTCCTGTCGCAGACTCCCCACCAGCAGCCTCTTTTGCTAGATTCTCTGATAAAGTTCCAGAGTAAACAGATTGCTCATCAGCACTTGCATAAGGAACATCTCCCTCAGGAAGAAGACTGATAACGGTGTCATCAAAGTTCCAAATAAAAATGGTCTTCAGAGAATCATGCTCATAAGTTTTTAGAACTTCAACTTTCTTAGCGTTGCTTCTTTGTTTAGAAGCAAGTTCTAAAATTTCAAAAACAAAAGGATTTGTAGGAAGAGTTTCGATTGGTTTTTCAGTCGTCGTCTTCTTCGTCTTCGTCGTAGTCGTAGTCATTTTCAAATCTCACTGCTAAAATTTCGTCTGGTATTACATTCCCATTAACATCAAACATCTCTGGGTGTGTATAAACTGGTTGAGTTTGGTAGAAGTGTTCTTTTGCCAACCATCCTACTACTCCTCCTACAAAAAAGAACATGATTGAGACCAATGTTCCTATGGTTAGAGTTACTGCTAGCATTTGTCTTCTCCAGAGAGTTTTATTTTTTCCTTATGTCGAAGTGAAAGTCGATAAAGAAATGGAACTCTCTGCGGAAGAGAGAGATCATTTTACCAAACTTCACTTGAAAAGTTTTTGGTTTTTCTGATCTTCTCCTCCTATTGCGTAGTAATAACTCAACACCCCTGTTGATTTGGGGTTCTGATTTATTTAGTTTGCTTTTTGCGTCGCCCTGGTCTTTTGTCATAACTGTACTTTTGGGCATCCTCTAATATTCCATGAAGGTAATTTCTAATTTTTCTTGCTTGTGGCTTTGGAATATGCCCATATCCTTCACGAAGTTGTTTATGAACTTCATCGGAACCACCCTCAAGATAATCATCAAGGTCTGTTACTAAACTACTAATTTCGTTAGCCGTTGCGCTTTGAATAAATTCATCAACCTCAATTTTCTTTGTTCCACGAATTTTTAGATAATCATAAAACTTCAACACAAATTGTCCATTAAAAGCATAATCAATTGCTTTCTCAACATCATTGTAAACTTCGTGAAAATTGTTATCCATTAAACTAGGTTTTGCTCCTTAAGATATTGAACGGTATCTGTACAACCTCCAATATGTTTTTCGTCTACAATCACTTGAGGGAATGTAGAGCCAGTTCCAAATTCTGCATAGAATTCTTCACGACTAAAATCCACACCAAGTTTATAAACTACGTGCTGTAGTTCTGCTAACTCTAGCACCTGTTGAACCTTTGTGCAATATGGGCAACCGTCTTTCGAATAAACTGTAAACTTCATAATTGTTATAAAACTGAAAGTTATTTAGCGTTAACTGGAATTCCTTGACCTTCAGGAAGCCATACCTGTTGTTGAAGTTCTATTGGTGGTAGTTCTTCTTTTGCTGCTGGCAAACCTTGTTGTCCTGGAAGTTGTTTGTCTGTTGTTGATGTGACTGTAATCACTTGGTCCATAATAAACTTTTGCTTTCGATAAGTTCTCTTATCAGGAGCAAAACTAACCATCAACAGTGCGTCATATTCTTCACCACAGTGAGCGATTACCCTACCTGTGGTTTTGTCTGTCACCACCCAATAATCATACATTCTTTTTCTTATGGCTCTTTGTATTATAGGTTTCTTTTGCTGGTCTGTAAAGGTTTGGAAAAGTATCTCTAATAATTTCTGCGAGTTTGTAAGGTGTCTCAGAAGTAATCATTTCAATATCTTGAGGGTGTGTAGTCAAGGTC